CGGGGAATGTCAGGCTTACAGATGGCAAGATTGATCGTAACCACACAAACTGGACAATAAACATGAACGAATTTACAGCCGCAGACGCCACCGCAGAAAGCATTGCGGACGCGATGGAAACACTGGACCAGATGCCAAAAAGCCGTGAGGCATCGCTTGTCAAGACCAAGTTGCAAGAGGCCCAAATGTGGTTGCAAAGCGCGGCACCCACACGCAACAAAACAAATGGATGACCCAACGCGCATCACCGCCCGCAGCATACTTGAGGCCCGGCTAGGTCGCGCATTGGGTCCAATCAAAGCCATGCCAGAAGACATACGCCGCGCCATGTTTTTACTGGCGCTGCAACTCAACAGAAAAGAAACCATTTAAAGGACGCCTAAACCGGCGCGCCAGTGTCGCTCGGCCCAGACTGAACGCCAGAATGAGAGTGATCATCACCGATCGAAATGCCGTTATGAGTAACAGAACCGCCCGTTACGGCCAAACCGGAACCCGAGACAACGACAGACACGCCACCAACAGTCAAAGAGATGCTGTCAGGCGCAATAACGAGGCTAGACGTCCCCAAGTGCACCTCGACGGCTTTACCGGCCCCTGACGGGGCTGGAATGTCGTTCTGGAACGCCGCGCCCAGAATAACGCCCTGCGCAGTGTCGCCGCTTTCGGCCAAAACCCAAACCTGCTCACCAACGGAAGGTGGAGCCCAGATCCGCGCAGCACCCGCGCGCATCGCCATGAAAGGCAAATCCGCGCTCTCAGTTTCACCGCCAAAGGATACTTTTGCGCGCGCGGTAGCAGGATCAACCGACACCACCCGACCAACACGCACCATGCTCGATCCACGCCGCGCCGCTTCGGCCGCCTGAAAACTCACGGCACCGGCTCGATCTGAATATATTTGTCCTCATTGCCCATCCCGGTTTCAGGCTCAAGCCCGAGATAAACCGTTTGTGGCACAATCCCGACGCCTTCCCAAACAGACGCGCCCAGATGCACGACCTGCTCCCACTCAACCACCCACGCTTCGTATTGATCCAAATCAGGATCGAAAGGATCAGGACCAACGATCGTGACCCGAGCCGGTCCAACCGGCAAGCCCCACCGATTGAGATGCACCAAATGCGCCAATTGAGCCGCGCCCTTTCGCACCTGGCGGTACACATCGACCGTGCGGAAGCCAAGGATCAGCCGCGCGCGCCACCGCGTGGTAACCGCCAACTGCTCGGTGCCAGGATCGACATCGGGAGCCGCCTCAAAATCCTCCAGATCGACCAAGATAGCAGGGAGCGCGAGAGCCGTGCGATCGACAGGATACGCCTGCACAGAATTGACCGTAGGCATGCCCGCGCGCAAAGCCGCGACCACCGCATCATGCAGCGCGTCCAGATCGATCTCAGTGTCAGCATTCATCCGCCCACCTCGTAAATTGTCCGCGCCCGGATTTCAGCAAGAAAGTTTTTGAAAAATACGGCTTCGATTTCATCAAACACCTCGTCCTCGATAAAACGTTGAGCCTCGTCCACAATATCAATCCGCGCCTCTGCAATTGGCCAACGCCGTGGCCCGAGACGACGCATCACGGTACGCTGGCCCTTGCTGTTTTTTGCAATGAAACCGCCAGGCACCGATCGACCCGCAACCTCGGCCCCGGTGTCAGTGCTGCGCATGCGACCCTTGAAAGCCGAAGCGCGCATATCGTTGATACCAAACCACATTCGAACGCCGCCCAGATCGGATCCGCGCCCCGCCTTGAAGCGAAACCCCTCCATCCGCTTGCGCAATTCGGAAGCCGACCGAAGACCCAACAAAACGCGCAAACCCTTGCGCGCCTGGGTTTTCATGTTTGACGCGGTGCGACGGAGCGCGCGCGAATAAGCGTACCGCAACTGCTTTTCGCTCGCTCCAAACTCGTCAGCGATCCGCGCCATTTCAGACCCGTCAAAATCAAAATGCAGCACCACCGGCCTCCTGCTTTACAAGCTCCAGAGTGGCCAGCCCGGTGCCGTCCGACTTTGGAGCGGCAAGCGCCACATATTCCACACCATCGATCACGACGCCGTCGCCCCGATTGATGCCAGCAAGCACCGTCTCCGAGCATTGAAGGCGCGGCGATGATGTATCGAGGCGATACTCGCCCAGCTGCGCGTCCAGATACGGATCATCGAAGATACCGACAACCGAACGCGAAACGCCCTCCGCAGACGTGACGACTGCCGTAGTGGCAAATTCATCAGTCTGAAAGAAGGCGTTAAGGTTCTCGAAAGAAGGCGACGGCATAGCAATCAGCCCCTAAATTTACTTTTTGTCAGCGGTGTCAGATTTGTCCGCTTTAGCTTTGTCCGCCTCGGATTTGTCGACGGCTTCCGAACGATTGGCCAAGGTCACCTTGCCGTTTTCAAGCAAAGGCTTGGCTTCAGCTTCAGACAGAGTGATCGACTTGCCAGGCGTGCGGATTTTGCCCTCGTGAACAAACGCCTTAGTGACTTTACAGGTGTGAGATTTTGCCATTTTCAGGTCCTCAAATTAAAAGTTAAAAAGTCCGGCCGCCCCATGCCAATACAAGGCGACCAGACTAACCCAGGGAGGGGTTAAGTGGCGTCAGATCCGTAGCAAAAGCTATCAACCCGGCGCAGCAAGATATCGACGTCCTGCATTGTGACAATGCGAAGGCGGCCCTTTTTGGAATTGGAATACGGATCGACAGTGATATCGAGCCCACCCCACATGCCGACAATCACATCGGCCCAATTGCCAAAGAACAGATCGCCACCCGCAATCTGGTTTGTGACTTCAGAGCCGTAGCCGTTGACCGTGTTGCCCTGCTCCCAGATTGGCGCGCCGTTTGAGCCGGAGAACTTCTCTGTGGTTTTCAGGTGGCCACGCATGCCAGAGCCCATCGCATACTTCATGGAATTGACGTCGGCATTATCGGCCGAAATCGCGCTCTCCATCGCCACAACTTCAGCATAAGTAGGCAACGCGCCAAGGCCCGCTGCAGAACTTGCGCCTGCAAAATCAACTGCATTGATACCCGAATAATTCTTAATGCCTTTGGGCTGATCGCCGGTGCCGGTGCCGTAGAAACCAGCTGCATCGATCGTCAAAGCCAAAGCGGAGGCAAGATCGCGACGGACCAGGCTCTCCATATCAACAGACGACTGCTTCAAGAGTTTGCGCGTGATTTCAGAAAACGCCGCGACGGTTTTAGGCGACATAGCCAACTGGCCAAGCTCCAGAGCAAACGGGGTCGCATCAACATCCTCGCCAACCCAGTAACCAGCGGCACCGGAGGCTTGCAGCGGGATATCGACGTTCCCAACCAAGCCGTTAAGAGGCGTGGCCAGGCGCATCAAAATCGCCTTATTGCGCAGCATATCGATGAAGCTCTCCGACTTCAGAGTGGTGCCAATTGCATTACCGCCAGTGTCGCCGTCACCGGCAACCCCGCCCGCATTGACTGCGCGGTTTAGAACTTCAGGCGGCACCATGATGCCCTCGGCAGAGCGACCCATTGCCTGGGCTGCAGCTTCGGAGGCTTCAAATTCAAACGCGGCCGCTTCCTGAGCGCGACGGTTTGTCGGATCAGACAGCGCGCGAATTGCACGGATAAAAGAAAACTGGTCTTTTTCACGTTCAGACAGGCCAATGTTGCCCTGATCACCAAGCGGGCTGGCAGACCGGCCGCCATCGATATGATCAAGCAGAGCGCGCTGGAACTCGTCCGCGCCTTTGCCGTCTTTAACAAAATCACGCGCCAGATCGTCGGCCTTGTATTTCTCGCCCATTTCCATGATTTCACGCACGCGAGCGCGCTCATCAGCAGAGCCGGTCGAGTGAGCCTGGCGCGTATCAGCGCCCGCCTTTTCCAGCGTTTCGAGAACTTCGGTGATTTTGCCATCACCATCGACAAGCGCCCGAACGAGGTTACCCGCGCTGTCCCGCATAATTTTTTCCATAGCATCGCTCCGTTTTTGAGACTGCGCGGCATCAGTGCCGCCTGCATTTGTGTTTTCAGTATCGGAAGGCTGCGCCCCGGCTTCCTCTGGCGGTTTTCCCGTTCCCATTTCACGACCCACACCGACCGATGTGTCCGCAGGAACTGCTACGATCGAAACCTCGAAAGGCTCCCAATCGGTGACAGTGACCATATCGGCCTGACCCGCCCGCTCCTCGATTTCGATTTTGTGGATGAGATAACCAACGGACACGTGGCGACGAATGCCGTCGACCACGTCGCGGAATAATTCATCAGCCCGAACACCGCGCCCGAACTTCACAACCGCACGGCCGCGTTTGTCCGCATCGATTGACGCGCTTTCGACAACGCCGATCTGATCATCCCAATCGTGGTTGACCAAAAGCGCAGCGCCATCGAGCATCCGCTCCATGCGGACAGACGCCGGATCATGGGACAGCACCTCGATACCGAAGTACCGATCGACCTCGACCTCGGACGAAAATGCCAACTCGACAGTGCGCGCATCTTCGTCAATTTCACGGACCTCCGCGATGCGAGACAAGCCGCGCTGGCCGCCCTCGTTTGAGGCGTTGATTTGTTCCGGTGTCACCGCCCGTGTGAGGGACCGACCGACCAGATCCGCTGGTTTAATCACCCGCGTCTCCGTCGTTTTTGGTTCCGGCATTTTCGCTTGTGGGCTTGTTTTCTGAGCCATTGGACCCCTCCGAGTTTTGCAAAACGACAATTTGTATAATTGCTTCTGGAATGCCCGCCGCCCGCATATCCGCAATGTCCCGAGCGATATCGCGCCAGACCGTTTGTGGGTCTTGGCCCCGATCGCGAATGATCTGGGAAGGCGACATCAATAGGTTATTTTTGGCCAACACAGCCGCTTTCACGTCCGCGTTCGGATCGATCCAATCCCAGCGCCGTGGCTGCCAGGTGACCTCCGAGAATTTTTCCAGCTTGGCTGCAGGCAAAGGCGATCCGTTAGATTTGATCTGCCCAACCAAAAGCGCGCGCTTTAACCAGCGCGAATAAATCCCCGCAAGCATACTTTCGACAACCCACTCCTGAAGGTCTTTCCAGTGTTCGCGCTCATCCAGCGTGCCCTGGCGGATTGAGGAATAATTCACATTCTCAAGGTCGGATGCCAGATTGTTGTAGGCAACGCCCAGACCCGCCGAGATCCCGCGCAATTGGTGCTTTGAGAATTGCGCGAACTCACCCGAGGGATAATTCGGATCATGGGATTTGAAGCGCGCCCCGGCTGGCAGCTCGTGATAAACACCGGCCTCGCTTTCAATTTCCAACTCGACAGACTCGCCAGCATCATCGACGGCTTCAGGACCATAGCCCTCTTCCCATTCGAAAAAGCCGGTTTTATTTGCGCCCTCGCGCGCATTGACCAGCGCAGAATGCTCCAACTGGTTAAGCTGCTGCATGCGCCAAAGCGCCGTCGACATCCAAGGCAAGCCGCGCTTTTGACCGACAAAATCAGTGATAAACGAGTGAATGATTTGATCCGCATCGATCCGAACAAACGAGCGGCCACCATACGAATAGTCACTGGCCTCGGCTTTCAGAGTTGTGAAATAATAGGCAGTTGGACGGCCGTACTGGTTGAACTCGATGCCATGCCGAACAAATCTCCCATTGGGCAGACTGACCTCGTCCATATCGACCGGGCACCGCTGCGGATCGATCAAATTAAGTGAAAAACCCCAGGGACCAGCATCGCGGCCGGTCGCAATCTGAATGAAGAACTCGCCGTCGCGCGCCGCCGTGATAACAGCCAAGCCCTGAATTTGACGAAACGGAATACGGCCGGTCACGTCGCAGTTTTCAGCCTTTGACCATTCACGCCAGGATTTCTCGATCGCCTCATTTGCATCACGGTCCAGATCACCGTTTTCAACTTTCGACTGCGCCTGCATTTGCACGCCGCGCGGCCCGATAATATTCTGACGCACCATGCGCATAAACGCCTTGGCGTGGTCATTGTTTGCACACTGCTCACGCGAGCGCGCGACCAAAACCCGCTGGTTGCGCCGCACGACATCATCGGCCGTAAGCGGTGTGGTCGACCAGTTACCAGTGAGGCGATCCGACGTGCCTGCATCAAAAAGACGCTTTGCAGTACCGCCGCCGCGACCGAGGTGGCCGCCGCGCTTTTTGGGAACCTTTGGAATGCCGCTCTCAGACACAACCGGCTCGGCGCGCGTTTCAGCCGCCCTTTTTTTGAACAGTGCCATCAGGTGAACCTCACGCGGTGAATTCGACCAAGGCTTTTGCCAGCCTTGGCATTGGCAGCCGATTTGACCTCGGCGCGATACCGATCGCGCAGCTTCAGCAAGTCCGAGATCGGAGTGCGAGACAGCGACCGATTATTGATCGAATAGCTTTCTTGATCGAGAGACGCGCGCTGCTCAATAACCGCCTCAATCGCTTCAAGGACACGCTGGGGATGGGACCGGCCATCATAACCAGCCTGGACCGCAGAAATATCGGCCAAAACCTTTGTATTGCCCTCACCAACTTGGGCAGTGTCGACACCATCCGTCGCGCGGATTTGCCACCAATAAGCACCAGGCTCCCAGGCGGCCGTGGCATCAGCCTGGGCCAAAAAAATGTGGCTTTCGAGATCACCCGTCGCTGCCAAGTCGATCGAAGACGGACCCCGCAAGATCAAAGACAGGCTCCAAGCCGGTGCCGGGTATTCGACAAAATGCAGAGGCGCACGAAAAGTGATCCCCGCCGAAATTTCAGATGGTATCAATCCGACCACAGTCCCACCGCTTCACAATTAGCGCGGCCGCTTTTTAGACTTTCGTCTCCACACCCGCTTTGCCCCAGCATCGGACCCGGACGGCTCCGCATCCTCTGGCGGTTTTCCCGCGACCCGCACCAGATCGGCATCGTTAGACGCAACCGGCTCCACCGGGCCCACTGGTTCCACAGGATCGGCCTTGGCCATCAAGCCTTTCACCAGGCGAGCAATTGCCGGATTGATCAGCTTCAAAGCCGCATAGGCGTAGACACAACAATCGAGCGCCTCGTTTCTATCCCGCGTTTTATGCCATTCTCTGATTTGAAAGCCGCGCGAGAGCCGCGTTCTAAGCGCCTCGGCCGTCGCCTGCGCGAACCATTCCGGCGCGCGCGAGTTGGGCACATGGCAAAATCCCGGACCAGGCTCCGCCACACCAAACCGGCGCGACACGATTAACTTGACCTCATCAACACCGACAGAAAACAACTGGATCATGCGCGCGCGCCTCGATCGGACCCGAGAGGGAGCCGAAACAACAGGACGCCCCCAACCACCCACACCTTTGACCGCGAACATACGCCGCCCGGTTTTGCCACGCGCATATTCATAAGCTGCCTGCGTCAGGCCCTCGCCACCACCGGTATCCAGGCAAGCGCCCGCGATCGAGAGCATCGCACCCGAGGCATGCTCAAAAGTTTCGCCCAGGACCGCATCCAGCTCCTCCCAGACTTCTGAGCGCATCGGATCGCCGTAGATCACACGATAATCGACAGACCAGCTCTCCTCGCCCAGACCCCAACCGACCACCTCAATTTCAAGGCGATCCTGCTGCATGTCGATACCGGCCGTCAGAACACCCACGCCATAAGGCACAACCGCATCGAAAGGATATGAACGCGCGATCAAATCCGCACTTTCGACCTGGTCGCCTTCCTCTTCCCAGGTTTCCGCCAGGGATACGTTCACAAATGTCTGGAGATCACCGGCCGCCTTCTTTTCGAGAAACGACTGCACCACATCCTCAAGGCGACGAAAGCACGAATACAGCTCGTTAAGATGAAACGAGGCGTGCCCGCGAAACGGCTTCTCAGCAATCCAGCCCGCGCCCAGGCTTTCAGCCGCGCGAATGGCAGACACCCGCTCGCCGTCCGTCCAAACAACGCCACAGCCCTCGCAGACATAGCCCGCCGTTTCTGGTAAATGTTCGCCCTCGTCGGATTTAGACCACGTGACCTGCGCCCATTTCAGGTGCTGCAACGCCTCGCAATGTGGACAGACAACATGAAACCGCCGCTGATCCCCGGCTTCAAACGCCCCCTCGATGTAAGAAACGCCCTTGATTGTGGGTGTGGATATTTCCAAAAGCAGCCGCTGATCGCCAAAGGTCGCAGCGCGCTGCCAGAGCAGGGAAACCGGATGGCCCTCCTGCGTGCGATCGTAGCCGTCCGTTTCATCGCAGACGATAAACGGAGCCGACCGGCCCCGCATGGTTTTAGGCGATCCCGACCAAGAAAACATCAGGAACCCGCCGGGGTATGATTTCATAGATTGGTTATTGACGCCCTCACGGCCGCGAGGTTTTGCCAGCCGGTCACGAAGGGAGGCATTCGCTTCAACCATCGGGTTGAATTTGGTTTCAAGCCAAGTGTGCAAATCGCCCTGCGACGGCTGCAGCATGATCTGGCTCATTGGGTTTTGAGCAATCCGAAAGCCCTGCGCGCACAACGCCAGCAAAGTTTTACCAACCTGCGCCCCCCACTGCAGCGAGATACGCGAAACGGCCGGGTCCATTGTCAGATCGAGCGGCAACCGCTGGTAGGGCGCATTGTCGAACCGGATCATGCCAGGGATTGCGTTTCCAACGGGAATGTAGATCGACTTCTCAGCCCAGACAGACGGCAAAACATCAGGGGGAGGCGCAAACGACAGCAACGCCTCGGCCGCGATCCGAGTGGCGACGTCACCAATTTGGACAGGATCAGTCACCAGAAAACAGCTCCTGCACATCCGTCTCGGACGCAGCCGTCATGGCCAGAGCGATCTCGTCACGAATAACCCGTTTGATCGCAGCCTCATCAGACAAGCCGTGGACGCGAGACGCGATCCGCTGGGGAGTATTACCCAAGAGATTGGCGCGAATTTCACCCAGGATAAGCTGCCAAGCGCGTTTGACCTCAACCGCATCGATCGCCTCACCTTTTCGCTTTGCCGCCTCCATTTCAGCGATATCGGCCTCGGCTTTGGTTTTACGCGCCTTTTCGACATGATAATCGATTGTCCCACTGTCGGCCGGGTTACCAGCGGCTCGAGCCTGCAGATACCGAATGTAACCCTGCACAGCCGACGCCAACTCATATTTGCCGCGCTCGGCCTTGGGAACGACGCCTTCCTTTGCCAGCTGCTGAACGCGCCGCTCGGTAAGCATAAGCAACTTGGCGATCGTTTTACCCGGATATGTCGGGTTCCCCGCGCTGCTCATGTGCCGGGCACCCCATCATCGTCCATGAAAAACGGATCGAGAGAGAGTGAGCCCAGGTCGTCAAAGTCCGCGGTTAACCGATCGGCCGTAGAGGGTGGCGCCTGAATTGGTGGCAGCGCGAGAAACCGATCAAACACCGCCTTAATGATTGCCTGATTGTCCCGCGTCCGCCCGCTTTCGTCCCAAAGCGCATCAAACCACTCGATGTAGAACTCACCAATCGCAGAGCCGACATCGATATCGAACTGCTCGGTGCGCAGGTTTTTGTTCAAATTCATGGACGAACGCATGACGGCCGTGCCGCGCTCGCCCTCCACAATGATCACCTTGGCGTGGACAGACAGACACCGAAACGCATCAACGCCCAGAACCTGGATGAGCGGCCCGGCGAACTTTGGCGACTTTTCAAAGGTACCACGATCGAGCAAGACACGACACTCGGTGATCCGGCCATCCAACTCAATCTCACGCGCCCGCTGCACGTCATAAATGCCAGTCGTCCAAGTCGAGAGACGGACCCGCGCCGGGCCCAACTCATTGACCATGTGCTCCATCGCATCGATTGAGGAAAACTGACCGGCCGTCAGACCGGTGACCGCCACACCATCAAAGAGCCGGCCGATTGTATCGGCAGCCGTGCCGGTGCGATGCGCAACAAAGCGCGTCTTGCGAGATGAGGTGCGGAGTGCGCGTGGTGGACCTTTGCGCTCTTTGGCCGGTTTTTCAGCCACGCGAAGCCCACCAATTAAAAAGACGGCGCAGACAGTAGGACCGAACCAGGCTGATAACAGAAAAGACCGCGCCGATCTGCGCGTGCTGACCGAGGCTAGGAAAAAACCCAAACAGCGGCAACACCACCATATTGACTGCGACAGCAATCGAGTAGCCAAGCGCAATGTTGACCAGAGCCTCTAGGAATGAACCGCGCCGCGACTGCACTAGGCATCCTCCACGACTTTCTGCCGCTTGGCCGCGAGAGCGTCAAACAGCTCGCCGGTTTCTGCCAGCTTTGCCTTCAGACCAGAGAACTCCTGCCAGCGACGAACGATCACATCCGCATATTTGGGATCAAACTCCATCAAGCGCGCGCGACGTCCCACCTTTTGGCAAGCGATCATGGTAGATCCGGAACCGCCAAACAAATCCAGAACCGCGTCACCGCGACGGCTGCTGTTTTTCAGCATGCCCAGGATAAGACCAACCGGCTTCATAGTTGGATGCTCAACCGACCGCTTAGGTTTTTCAGCCCGGATGATAGACCCGACCAACTCCTCAACATGCAGATCGGCACCAGAGATGCGCAAGGTGCTCTCGCCCACATCGATCTGGACCGCAGCGCCATCCGGCTCCACCAAGAAAGGCATATCCTCGGCGTCAACAACCGTGGTGTTTTTACGACCGCCGTACCAGGAATGCGCCGCGCCCTCTTTCCAACCGTACAGGATCGGCTCGTGCCGCCATTGATAATCGGAGCGCCCCAAGACCAGCGCCGGTTTGACCCAAATCAAACAGCCCGAGAGTTTGAAGCCCGCCTCAAGATAGGCACCCCGAAAATTGAAACCTTCCGTATCGGCATGCGCGACATAGATCGGAGCGCCCGCGCGCATGACAGCAAAGGCTGAGACAAAGGCGTCACGCAAAAACTCCCGAAACGCGCCGTCGCCCATATTATCGTTTTCGATTTTGCCCGCTTTGCTTTCATAATTCACGTTATAGGGCGGATCAGTCCAACAGCAGTCGATCGGCTCATCGCCGCACAACTTCTCGACCTGAGACAAAACCGTGCTGTCACCGCACATCACGCGATGATCGCCCAGCACCCACACATCGCCCTGCTCGGATACAAACGAGCCGCCAAGACCAGGCGCATCATCGTCGCCGGTCAAACCGTCCTCTTCGAGATTTTCCTCGTCCAAAAACAGCTCGACAATTTCAGAGGCATCAAAGCCGGTCAAGCCGAGATCAAACCCGCCATCACGCAGCGCGCCCAACTCGAGGCGGAGCAGATCCTCATCCCAACCGGCGTTTAGCGCCAGCTTGTTGTCAGCCAGAATATACGCCCGCCGCTGCTCGTCCGACAGGTGAGACAGACGGAAGCATGGCACCGAAGGCATGCCCAGCGCAGTCGCAGC